CTAAAATTTTTCTTTGATGATTTTAAGAATGGTGTCTTTAATAACTCCTTTAACCTTTTCAAGAATTTCATCTTTATGTTCCTCCAAATATTGACGTGCTTTCATTTTTAATTCAGGTATACTCTTTATCGCATCATCAATAATGCTTTTCAGAATCCTCTTTTTAATAAAACCGAACATATTTCCTCCTATTTATTTTCTTGTTTGTTTTCGCTAAATTGCTTTTCTGTGGCCCAAAACGATTTAATTCTCAAAGCTCCTGCTTTAAAATTCCACTTAAATGGCAGCTTGTCCGGTGATACTGTTATTTCCGTAAGCTTATTATCAATATTTGCGTAAATATCAGCCCCCACAACATCAACAACCTTTTCGCCCTGAGTAACTTCAAGTTTGATTTCCAACGGATCAGCAAATACAACTTGGCTACAAAAAAATAAAATTCCTACAAGAATCGATAAATTTCTCATATTAAACCTCCATTCTTAATGACTTGTTTGCCTTATAGGTGTTATATAATTCCTCTTTTTTTAGATATAAGAAAAAGTAAAGTTGGATAATTTCAGTAATGGACATTTGTCTTGCATTTGCAGGAAGTCCTGTTGCATCATAAACAGTAACTTTCATTCCTAAAATTGAGGTAGTATCTCCACCACATTTTTCCAAAATATCAAGTGCGGTCTTAACATCATCCATAACTTTTTTATAATCATTTATGTAACTCGGCTTATAATAAAGCCCGTTCGTATATTGAACGGGCTCATCTAAATCTGATTCATATTTTTGACCTTCAGGGGATACATCTTTATCCAAAACTGTATTTACAATATTATTACTTAATTCATATGACTGATATTCTTCTGGTGTCATTAAACATTCTAAATATGAATATTTTTCAATTTCTTCACCTGCTTCAGTCTGTGTTGTTATTTTCTCAATACTTTTTCGCACATAAACACCGGATGCAGTACTATTTTTATCAACCTCAGCCGGTTTTACTAGGCTTTCGACCTTTTTCCAAGTTTCTGCCATTGCTCCTCCTTTTTGAATAATTACTCATTACTTTTCTTAGAGCTTTAAAATTAACTTTGCTCACAATATATTTTTGAAATGCTTTATATGTATCAGTATGCTTAAACCATCCGACATAACTGAATATTCTCGCAGCATCATACCAAGTAGGCTTATCTTTCTTCCCTACTTTGCGTGCCGTTTTTACTGCTCTTGCAAATGTACTTTTTCTTATGGTTGTTTTATCTCTATAAAATTTGAACCCCATAAAATCAATAAAGCGACCTATTCGTTTCCCTTTTTTGTTTATATAGTCAAACTTAAAAAGCTGATAATTGGATTTTATATCCAAATCAAGAGTATTAAGATATTCTCTAATTAAATTAAATTTTCTGTGCAAATCTCTTTTGTTGCTACCAAATATAACTATGTCGTCCATGTATCGAACATAACATTTTACTTTAAGCTGTTCTTTCACATAGTGATCAAAACTTTGCAAGAAATAATTAGCAAACCACTGTGAAGTGTAAAATCCAATTATCACTCCCCCTTTATAATGTTTTCCATTTAGAATATATTCATTTGAATCAATAACATAAAAAATAAGCCTTAACATTCTTTCATCATGAATAACTTTGCGGAATAATTTTTTTAATAATTCAATGTTTATTGATTCATAGAAGTGATAAATATCAAATTTTATTGCATATTTTATTTCACTATTATTTTTATTTCTTTCTATAAATTTTTCTAAATGCTTTTTGCCGTAATGAGGTCCTCTACCGGGTATTGAACCACAAGTATAATCATACATACCTTTGCTAAGGATGTGTTGAATTGTAAGTATGATGATGTGATGAACCCACTGTTCAGGATTTTCTTCATCAAAAAATGGTTCTACTATTATTCTCTTTTTTCTACTAGGGCCGTCAGTTCTTATTGTAGCTTTATGAACAAGTGGAACTAAAGCTCCGTCAATTATTTTTTGACGAAGCTGTTCTTTAACCTTGATTCTGTTGCTTAGGATTTTTATAACATTTGGACGGTCTGTTTTATTTTCAACCGCAGCATCAAGTGCGGCATCCATTATTTCATCACTTATAGCTTTTTCAAAGAGGTGATTATAACTTTTCATTATCTCTTACTAATGCCTCACGGACGTTCGACCTGCTACTAATCCATGCCTCTTTTTCGGCTAATTTTCGCCAAGGGGCGAGGACAATAATTTACGATGTAAGTATTGAAAATTAGCAAGGTAGCGCAACGCCATAGTTCCATTCCGAGTTGGACACGGCCCTGTTGACATTGAACGAGAAAGGGCCAACGAGAAAACCGTCATACGGATGCGAGCCAAAACGAGCGAAGCCTGTAAAATATTACCCTTATTAGTAATTGAGCGCAACGCCATAGTTCCAATTGGAGTGCGAAACCGGATTGTTCACAGTGTACGCAAAAGCCCCACAAAGGAACCCGTTGTTCGGATTACCGCCAAAACGAGCGAAGCCTATAATTTATTGCCCTTATAAGCATGTGTGCAACACTAAACTCATTTAGGACAAACCCAAAGGAGTACAGCCCGCAATTTATTATCCTTATTTTAAATGTACAACACAATCAAATGACATGAAAAATATATCACAAACAGAAAAAAATTATTCTAATTCTATATGTAATCTCTCAAAAAAATTTTCATGAGCCTTACGGCTCAATAAGGGGGGAAGGTTCCCCCCGTTTCACCCCCCTCAAAGAGGTGATAAGTAAGAGAGCGCAACGCCATAGGGCCATTCCGAGTCGGACACGGCCCTGTTGACACTGAACGAGAAAGGGCCAACGAGAAAACCGTCATACGGATGCGAGCCAAAACGAGCGAAGCCTACTACAGAGCTGTTAGACCATAAACCATCACAATAGTAAGTGGAGGAGGAGCCTCCGGCTTCACCTGTAGGCACTAAGCCAAGATGAGGAACAAGCTGCATTTTCTTTATATACAACTCAGTGATTGTTCCTGATAAAGTAACACCGGAATCAATATAACCTGTACCATCTGAATTGTAATCTTCAACCGTTGAACCGTCATGAGTTCCAAGGCACATTTTATATAAAAGTTTTCCGTTCTTCTGAATAATACCTTCCGTAATTTTCCAGATTTCACCCCACCAGTCTTCCATCCAGAATACGGTAACACGGCCATTTTCATTATCACCATAAAATCTGCCTTTTTTATCATTCGTTCCGGTTGTAATTATTTGACCCGTATTAGAAGTATTGACGTAACCCGTATAACGACCAGTTCCAAATGTCGTTTGCATATCAAGAGAACGTCCCATTAATATCAGAAGGTAATTTATCAGTCTTCTAAAGTTATAGACATCAGCCCTCCAACCATCACCATTTGCTTTTGCATATTGGAGTTGTAAATCTCCTGCAACATTTCTACAGCATGCTTGTCCGGACAATGAACGAATTTTATTATCTATTAACGAACCGTTATATAATGCTCGATAACAATATTCGGCATACGTACCATCGGATTTTAAGTGTGTCCAACAATCATAATCATCATCAACCTTTTTATTTGCAATACAAACGTGCTTTCTTCCATTGACATTTTCTTCTTTTATCCAAATCTGGCCCACTTGCAACATTGCGTTACCTTCATAAGCGGTATTTTTGTTATCAGAAGGAGTAACACCATCTGCTTTCAGACCAAGATCATTTTCATCTAAATAATAGTCGACAGTGCCATCATATTTAAGCATACAAGGGCGCATAAGCCCCATAAAAAAAGCTCCTTCCCAAGAGCCGTAATTGAATTTTTTTGAAGTGTAGTCCATAAAGGCGGGGGTGTAATCGGAATTTTCACCTAAATATTGAACTGCCGTGAATGGATTGCTGTCATTATCATCTATGGTAAATTCGTATATTTTAGTGCCAAATTCATTTTGTGCATTTCTACAATATACATCGTGTGTAGAGTATGGAAATGCTTTGTAATAATAACCTGCGCCATCAGAATCAACATAAGGCGTTCTTGAATATTGCCCCCAAACAGTGCTATCGGTTACGAATACGCCATCACTCTCATTTTCAGGATAACTACCGAACTTTTTTCTTATCATTGTGCCTTTCCAAGTACACAATGTAAACATGTCGATTATTGTATTTTTAGGATCATTCCAAGTTAGCTTCCTTGAATCCCCATCTTCCACAATATTTAAATTGGTACATATAGAAGGCGGTATGCCGTACCCTTTAGAAGTTGTTTCTTGCGATATTCTGATAACAACATTTGAGGCATTGCCAACCTGAACGACCATGGAGGCCTCTTCTTCCACAGACACACTGCTTGTATTTGGAGGAATATATGTCGCACTATCGCCTTTGTTTCCATAAGCATATAAAACTTCTTGTTCGCTTTGAGGATCAATTGCATACAAACCAATTTCACGAAAAGTAAACCCCGTTTCTGCCTGCGTTACCAATGCAGTTATTGAAATACTCGTATCGCTTAAAGTGCCTTTTTGGTAGATTTCAAGTTCCTGAAGAGGATTAATCAAATCTGTCAGTGTTTCCGGTTCGATATTATTTAATTGACCATCACCAATCTTTACTTTTGTAAATTCGATTTTAGCTCCAAGTTGTGATTGGGTTAATATTGAAAGACCTGCATTTGTCATGCAGGTCTGAATTGTTGAATTTGTAGTCATAGCATCTCCTCTTTTATCCAGTGCAATCAAAAACTGTTTTTCTCCGCTCAATTAAACCAACTCCGGTATAAAATTCTCCGGAACCGCTAAGCATAAGAACTATTGCTTCAAGCCATTGAGATTTTCTTTTTGTTTTCTCGAGGGTACTCAAAAACAGATCTAATTTATTTGTGTATGAACTCACATCTGTAGTTTCTATTTTGAAATAATGAGGCCGTCCATTGGACCTTTCAAAAAATTCTCTTAATCTTGCATTAGAAAAATATGTTGAAATAACCTCTTCCACAGCTGAAACGGTTGCACGCGTCATAAATATTTTGTCTGAGTTTTTACAAATACTTCGTTTTGTTTCAATATCTGCCGTCTTGTCGTACCAGGTAATATCACATTCCCATGCCAGATAGTCGAGTTCAGATTCCGTCATATCATCAATACGATCCCAATCGCTTAATTTTTCCAGATCCTGCGCCGTTGGTTGGAATATCTCATCAACAGATTTGCTTAGAGCTTTTACGCATTCATCATTTTGCATAAATGCCGGGAGAAGTTTTATAAAATTAACATCTTTCAATTTCATATTTTTTACTCTCCTTCTACTTTATGAGAAATATTTAATGTTCCAGAAAATACAGCAAGTTCTCCAATGCCCTTTGGTGATAAAATACTATTTCCTGTATATGTATATTGATTTTCAGTTGCTTTGGTACTTTCACCGGTTAATCTCGGATTTACATAGACATCTGTATTTGCCGGAACTGTGGCATCTTCCTCACCTTCAGCAACGACATACCTTAAATTATTGTCACTATCCTTAACTTCGTATGATGTAACGCTTTCTGTAACATCCAAATCTGTAAACACCGGGCTTATAATATTTGCTCTTTTGGCTCCTGCTGCAACAATAAGTGATTTTAATTTGTCCGGATTAATATCACGGGTTATTTTTTCCGATTGCCAGCTTATATATTGGTCGATTGCACCGCCTTCGCCTTCAATGGCAGCGACCGCATCGCTCTCTGCATCTTCAGTTGTAAAATATTCAACTTCAATATCATATTCAACAACTTCCGGCGCATACACATGAACATCATCATTCATTGGTCTTACTGTTTTATCAGAGCATTTGGCAAGAACTTTTTGTAAAATATCTTCGGTCGGGATTTGTCCGCCAGTAGTTGTCACGGTTATATCTATCCGACCTGCGCTCTGTTCAGATACAACTTTTACATCCTCAACGCTTGCATCCGCAGATAGTGCAAAATATTCATAAGCCTCCTCTGGACCTGCTGTTGAAAAACCTGCCGGTGCTTTTCGGATCCTTTCTCGATAGTTATTGTCGCCGGTACCATCATCACCATCCGGATGGTCATCGCTTAATGGATAAGGTTCTCCGTCATCTCCTCCGGTTGGAATACTAACATTTTCAACAGATGAAATATAAGGCACATTGCTAACCTGTGTATTAATTGAGCCTAAAGCATAATCGTTATAAACACTACCGCCTTCTTGCGCCTGAATTGGAATATCAACATATGTTTCCCCGGCAGGAATTGTTGCCGCAACTGTTGTTTCATATACCAAAACACCATCCGGTGTTACCGTTGATCCCATCGGCACAGGAACGTTAATATTTAAAGGAGCTGCTAATTTATAACGTTCTATTGCCGTTGCTTTTTCTTTGCCTAATCTAGTACATTTTACACGTTCACCGATATAATCTAATGTTTCGGCTTCTGCAAATCTTAAAAGCCTCATTTTTGCCCTGTCGTTTAAATATGCAAAAACAGTACATAATAAGGCAATAAAAGCGTTAGAAAATATAAGACGTTCATCACCTGGATGCAATGTTTCAGATAGTTCTTCTTTTAAATTCTCAGTTACTATTTTTTCAATTTCTGTATCATCTATTGTTGTAAAAAGTTCAAAATCATCAACCATATCAATACTCCACTACTGTTATATCCGGTTTTAACGTCATATTTCCCTCTGGCGAGGTTGTTACTACAATTTCATTAATTTCCACTCGTTCTTCATATGTTTCAATTTGTTCCTCTGCATCCGCAATAAACAATGGTTTTGCTTCAACGGTTGGTTTATCATATAAATTGCCATCAAGCCCCATTCCCCTTAAATATGGAACTTCACCACGCACAACATTTAAAATATTATTAACGCAATTTTGAGGGGCACCGTTGCCAGAACTTCTCATTTTTTAATTCCCTTTTCTTTTTTCATTTGATTCATTAAAGTTGCCTTTTTACCAGCTTTACCTTTTTTTGAAGATTTTGATTTTTGCTCATCCGGCTCGCCAAATGTCAATGTTATTGTAACTGCTATCATTAAACCTTCATCGTTATACATAACCTCTGAAGGTTTGACAGACATTAACATCGTTTTTATCGGGCCAAGTCTTTTTTCTCCTAAAATAAATGTTCCTTTTTTGCCTAATAATTTTTCTGCTGTTTTTAATTCTTGCTCCGGATCAACGCCGCACATGCGATTTGCTTTATATGATACAGTTATGCCGTCAGCTTTATACCCTTTTAATACAATCTTGTCATTTCCCCCGGAACTTGATTTTGTTTCAGTGTTAACGCCGAAAGAATAATTAATTGTATCAATACTCATTACTTTTTGCTCGGAAATTTCCCATTTTATATCCAAAAACTGTGCTTGAATTGTCATAAAATCTCCTAATTTGGCGGTGTTGTCTTGCCGCTTTGACTATCCATATGAGTATGCTCATTTGTCGAACCATAAGTTGCGCTTATAAAATCAGCGGCACTTGCATTTTCTGTAACTGTAACTCCTTTATCAAAAGTGGTATCATATGGTATATGCCCTTGAAATTCACCATCAGCTCGACCTAATATGTATCCGGTTTTATCTTCAAATAATGCAAAAACAACCTCAACATCAGCCGCTAAATTTCCCATAGCGCCTCTCAAATACCAAGGAATTGTTAGCGGCATTGTTACGGAGCCGCCAGTAAGAGAAAAAACCTTTGCTTTTGTTGCCAAGCCATTATTATCAAGCGGAGACGCCTCTATTGAGGATATTTTGCCTTTTTGAATATCTGCCATATTTCACCTATACAAATCTGAAAAAATGTTTTGTTTTTTGTTTAACGTAGTCCTGTCTTATTTTTGTATAAAAGATTTTTCCATTATTTGTAGCTGCCGCCGCTGTTTTTAAAGTTGCAATACTGGCCGCAGATAAATCTCTCATTATTGGACTTTCAAATGTTCCTGTTTTTAAGCCTCTATTTGCTTTTGCGAGAACATTTTGGGCGTACATATTAGCCTCGGCTTGGTTATCAATATAACCTTCTAAAATTTTTCTCTTTGTATTTTCAATACCGTTATTTGCATTTGCCATGCCGGATATACTGCCATTATCAAGTTCACAAGAGCCATATGCTTTTGCTGAATTATCATCATATTTAAAATCTGTATCAGCAGGAACATTGATTGTCTTAGATGATGAACCTTGACTTAATTTATCTGGTGAATATACAATTAATTTCCCGTCATAGACGACAAAAGCACACCCTTCAAGTTCGCACCTTTCAGTTAAAAAATCTAAATACGAGACATTTTCCAGCTCAACAAACGGTATCATTCGATTTTCAACATCATGTGATTCTAATGTCAAGCCGTTCCGGGCCGCAATTTCTGTTATAACTTGCAAAAACATAGCTCCTTGCCATGATTTATTATTTTCTTTTTTTATCTTCCGCATTGATTCCGGAACACTGCTTGCAGTTAAGGTCATATAGCCATTAGTTGGCAATACCGATTGAATAAACATTTTCCCAGTATTTGCAACACCATTAACGACTTTGATTATATCCGCTTTGTTTGGTTGCCATTTATCCCATAAATGTTTATTGTCAGAAAATTTAATTGTTACTTCATCAGGCGCATCTTCAGCATTCATTTCATGCTCGCATTCAACAACCGTAATATCTTTTGTTATATCCGTATTGTTGTAATAAACCCTTATTCCTCCAGTGCCGAGACTTGAACGAACCTCAACAAAAGACAAAGAGAAATCACCTTTTATAATTTCTCCAGACGGCATGAGTTCAATATTTGAAATTTGACAACTTTCAAACATAAAAGCCGAGCTTAACAAACGTCTTTTATTAACATAAAGGGGAGCGATAACTCCCCTTATGCTTCTTAGACTTTCAATCTCTTTCCTTATATCAACCCCCGTCATTACGGAAGCTTTATAAGGCAATGTTAGCTTTCTTAATTCTGAACCACCGCTTGATTGTTTTCCGGTATTACCATCTGTTTTTGTGCGAATCTTTAATTCACTATCCCAACCTTCAATATTTTTTATTATTTCAGGAGAAACCTCCCACTCGATTGTGTAGAATTTTGCAATAATAGCCATTATCTTCTCCAAGGTGCAAGTGATTCTTTTGATTCAATCTCGGATAATACCGGAATTGTTAATTTTTCTCCGCCTGTAAAAATTACCACATCAGAATATTGAGTATTGTATTGCCTTATATAATGACTCATACGTTCTTCACCATAAAGACGATATGAAAGACTATCAAATGTTTCACCTTGAATTGCTGTTTCATTTATAAAACCTTCAATAACTGCTGCCATATGCTTTTTTCATCCTCATATTAAGTTCATTTTGTACAAAGTCAATAAAATCTGATTTTTGGTCAATTATTTTATTTAATAAAGCCTCCGGAGTTAGATTATCGTTTGCTATAGTGCTAATTTGAGGTGAAAACACAATATCCCCGAAGGTGATTGTGCTCACATCTTCATTATTTGTAACTCCAAGCATATCTCCCGCTTCTCTCCATATATCAATATTCCTACTTCTGTAAGAAGGATCAAAAGAAATAACCGCCTCTTGTCCGGCTTCACCAGCAATGCTTACTCCATCCGTAAAACCACCTGCGGCCAACATAGGTATTTGAGGAATATTTAATTCAAAATTCTTCCCTCCGAGTTTAGGTATCCACTCCGGTATTTCAATTTTTAGAGCATTTATGCCGGATATAACTGAATTTATAAGCCCAATTACAATATTTAATGGCGTTTTTACAAGATTGCCTATTAAACTGAAGGTAGCTCCAAAGACATCTACAACATTTTGCCAAGCATCTCCCCACTGAAGTGTAAAAACATTGATTATAAAGTCAATGATTCCGGTCAAAATAACCATAATATTATCAAATATAGGAGTAATGATATTTAAGACATTTACTAAAGCTCCACCTATAACCCCGCATAAAAAACGAATATTATTGATTATCACACCAATTAAAACGCCCAGTACTGGTAATAAGTGCTCTACTACCGGGCCTAAAGTTTTTTGCAGAGTTGCAAAAACAGGAGCCAATGCCTGCATAATATCACCAATTAAAGGAAATACAACTTCTGTAAATAAATCAGCAATCGGTTGAATTACAGGTTGTAATTTATCTAAAGTTGTTTTTATAAAATCGGGTATTTCCTCAAAAATCGGTAAAATCTTATCAATAACATCCATTATAGGCGGCATTATTGATTCAAGAACCTTAACAAAAGCAATGGCCATAGGTTCAAAACTTGCCTTTACCCTGTTTTGAATTTCTTCAATATATTCCGGCAGCCCCTCAATATCTTTGAATGCCGCCATAATACTTTCATCGCTGTTTTCAAGTTCTTTTGTAAAATCACCTAATTCTAATGCTCCGCTTCGAATAGCTGCGGCCATTGAAGCACCGCCTCTTGCTCCGAAGATTTCCATTGCATATTGAATTGCTTTTGTTTCATCTTTTGCATTTTTTATGTGCTCATAATAGTATTGGAATCCTTCTGCTGCATTTACTCCTTCTTTGGATAAAGTTCCAATAGATTTTTTCATTGCAGCCATGACTTCATCCGCATTATATCCGGCCTTTGTTACTTTACCTATTAATGCTGCTGATTCTTCGAAAGAATATCCGAGTTCTTTAAATGCTGGGCCGAAACGCGTAACATCTCCTAATAATTTTGTAATTTCAACTCCGGTTGATTGCGAAACTTTGAAAGCATAATCAAAAGATTTTCCCATTTCATCATTTGCTATACTCCATTGTTGAAAAGCAAGTGAAGAAGCCTCTGTTACAGCCGGAACATCTGTTCCTAAAATTTTATTCAGAGCAATAGCCTGCTTTGTTAAATCTTGAACAGCATCGCCAGATAATCCCAATCGAGTATTGTAATCGGCAATAGCCTCACCGGCTGTTTTGACATCAATAGGCATTGCTTTAAAAACTTCTTTACAGTCGTTTTCTAATGCGTGTAATGTTTCTCCTGTTGCTCCGGTCCCTGCCCTTATTGCATCATAAGCCGTTCCAAACTCATCTTCCAAATCAATTAAAGCCTTACTTATTCCGGATATTGCTTTAACTGCAACAACGGCAGCAGTAGCAAAGGCAGCCCCCATGGCGGCTGCCTTTAAATCAATACCTCCAAGAGCCTTTTGAGCCGTTTGAATACTTTTTGCGAGCGAAGGATGCACAGCACCGGCAAGCTCTACAACTGTTTTCATTGTTTCTTGAGCCATTACCTTCCAAACCTCCGTCTGTTTTTCATGCTGTTGAATTTCTGCTCTCTTATTTCTCTTTCTTTTTTCAAATCTTCAACAGCTTCTTGCAATTCATCTAAAAATTTTAAAATTCCCATATTTCGGATTTCATTTACTGAACAGTGGAACTCTCTTGAGTAACCTCTTGCGGCTCTTCGGAGTTCTTTTGCTCTTGGAAATCCGGCGGCACGAAAAAACGCATACCAATCATTGAAATTCTGGTTAAATCATAGCCTTTTATCCGCTTTAAATCTTCAAATGCAATCTGGGGATTACATTTGATAATCGCCATCATTCCAATAAATATGTGATAAAAGAAATCATTTTGTGCAATTTTAGTATTTAAAGCTGGATTTTTACCGATGGCTTTGTTACGTTCGTTTTCAATTTCTGCCAAATCGTTGATATTTATTTCCGAATAGTCATATTCTAATTCTGTTAAATCTACTCCATTTACCTTTAGTGGAGTAGTTAATATAAGTTTTTCTTTGCTCATTTTAGTCCTTTCTAAAGTAAAAGGGCGGATTTTCCACCCTTGTTATTTGTGTGTTGCTACAAAAGTGAGTTCATTTCTTTTGCATAATCCGTTCCATTTATTTTGCAAGTATTTTTTAATTTATCGATTAAAATTTTTTCAACTCCATCAACAAACAATTGGTATCGTGTCGCGCTTATTTTAACATCACCACTCCAACTTGCTCCTGGCTCAACGGAACCGCCAGGAATATTGAACGGAATTCCTTTGATAAAAGCTTTATACCCTTGAACCTCTGTATCACCTGAAGTAGTCAAAACATTTTTTACAAATCTAAACTCATATGTTTTAGAGCCAAGACCAAGCATATTAAATAATCCATTGTCAATACCGACAGAAGTAATTGCCGGTTCCAATGGATTTGTCAATGGTGTTGGAACATTTAATGTTCCCAATGCTTTAACCTCTGAGGTTACAAAGTCAACATCTGGAAGTGTTATAACAACATCTTCAGCAACAACAACGTTATCGCACAGTACTTTTGTAGCAAGCACTGCACCCATTTTATCAAGTGTCATATTATTCTCCTCCTTCCGTTAATGAAGACAAGCCTTCGTCCGTGTAAGACACCTCTGCTGTACCAGATTTGAATTGAGGTGTAGTTGTTACCGGTAAATCGAATTTAAAATCCCCCTGCATCATATCCGTTGTAGAATTTTCTGTTGCTAAAAATAAAATTTTTGGCTCTCCAATTAATGCTCCTAATGCAACCATATTATCGAGTTCATTTTGTTCTTCATTGATAATTGCATCTCTAAGTTGAACATTAAAAGGTTTATCAATTTTTTTACCTTGACGTTTTTGAAAACCGTTTTCACAATGCATGAGGGTTCTCATATAAGTATCAAATATGCAGCGCGGATCATCATCAGAACCATACTGATATTTTGCAGTGTGTCCGCCCCATAGTTTCATAGTGCCGCCGTCTGAAAAACAAGTTGAAATCCCTTTTTCATTCAAATTATTAGCTTCAGCGCGTCCATAACCTTGATTTTGAACACCTTCACCAAAATACTGTGAAGTACAAGGTATTTCTTTATTAGAACAGGTTTCACATGGGATATTTTTATGCTCATTATCAGCACGCATAAATTCAACAATCCCTAATGTTGAAAGGTGGAATATTCTTTCTGTACTAGCATCATATGCCTGTGGCCAAAAAGCTTTTGTTCTTTCACTGTCGTAAGCATTATTTGTTTTCCAGGTAATAGCCTCTTCAATAGTATCAATCGTTGTAGCAACTGTCTTTTTTACCGTTCCATTATCCGTTAAAGTTTCAGAATTCCCACTATCAATAGTAACGGTCTTGGCTCCTGTATCAACGGCAGTAATTTCACCAATAGGGTTTGACAGTAATCTATTTGAAAAAGCTGTAATACCAATTTTTATTGCTTCAGATGTGTAAAAAGTTCCAGTTACATCTCCAACATATTCATAAATATCAGTTTCAGTTTCTGCTTCTCCTGTTAAAGGTAAATCAGCAACCGCAAAAGCATCCCACTGATCGTTTATACTTTGAATAGCTGTTATCATTGAATTATAGACTTTTTTGTTTTCATTATATTTCAATGCAGATAACAAATTAGGGATAAGCCCTAATTTATCATAAACAAGTGGTAACGCACCAATACCGGAATATTCACCATTTCCAGTAACTCCACCAATAATAGTATCTTCATTAATTCCGGAGGTATCAATTTCATAGAATGAAACCTGAATATTGCCTTGCAATGTTTCAGAGCCCATTGAACTTATAATAACTTTGCCGGTTGTGAAATTATAATCGACCGAAAAATCAACATCTTGTATTTTTTCTGCTATTGCAACCGTTTCCAGAATTATCGTATCGGAGATAAACTCGCTTTTTCCATTTACAAAATTTAATGTCTTTGTTGTTATAGTACTTTTTCTATGAATTTCTGGATCTAGAACATTTATTACATAAATTGGCCCTATATTGCCCAGTTTATTATCAAAGTGTGCACCAATAGCCTCGCATAGCGTAAATTTATCCCAATCGGATGAATAACCTACAGTTTTTTGAGCATGTGAATAATTAGATAATTTTGTAGGGTAATTTACAACATTCTTATCTTTATATCCTTTCACAAGGTTAACCGGTGCAAGCCCAACATACACGGCAACCGTTCCTGTAGATGAAGCACTTTGTGCTGCTGAATCGCCAATGTACGCATACGTTCCATGTTTATATGTGCTTGCCATTTTTCCTCCTTTACTTTTTACAATAAATGGTCATATTTTCTGTGAACTGTTGGTCTGCCAAATTCACCTGTGAAATTCAAATATGCAAACCAATACGGATAATAGTCCGCTATTGCACCTTGTGCTTTTGCGGGCCCCGTTTCAATACCTTCATCAAGTTTCACCCTGATGTGCTTGATAAGTTCAGTTTTTTCAATCGCATCTTTTGTATAATCAACGAAATTCAAAACATCTCTCCAGCCTTCTGCATTTCGTTCATACTTTCCCTTGTCATGTGTACCGGGATTCCATATAGAAAATCCCAGTTTAAAATACATAAGTCCTTTGCTCTGTTTTAAATAATCTTTTTGATTATCAAATTGAACCAGAATTGAGGGGGCGACATGCCTGTTTTTGGGTATTATATCTTTGGTTGGCACATACATAATGTGAACATCAGGATGTACCAACGCGTAATCATATTGAGGGCCGGCGTTATCATCATTTGGCTTTTTGAAAGTCAAGTTGCAGCAAACTTCCTCTCTTAACCAGTCGGCAACTGCTTCAAGATTACTAATTATTGTCATTCTCCCTCCTATGCTGTTCTAGTCTGAGAAAGTGCAATATGGGCCATGCCCATATTTACAGCCCAGTCATCAATCACATATTCCTTACCATCAATCAGTAAGTGTTCTCCCGCACCTTTTTGAGGGGGTAAGTCATTTACATGAGCTAATAAGAGCAGAGAACTTTCCGACACTCCTAATTCATTTCCGGCTTGTCGTTCACGCAATGCTTCATCATCAAAGATGCAAATAATTTCTTTCCCCTCAACAGAGTGCTTTGAACCAAACTCATCAATATTCAAGAATATGTTTTTAATGTCATCATCGAGCATTTCTTGAAAAGTCATTTAATCAACAACTCCTTCATTATCAGCGATAGATGGGGCATCTTCAGTTGAAGTTGCTTCATCTAAAAACGCAACTAATTCCGCCTTGGCAGTAGTATCTTTACCTTCAAAGCCTAATTTTCGCGCCATTGCTAATAATTCTTTTTGAGTATTTTCCATGCTGTACGCAATATTATTTTCAGTATCATCTTCTGCATCATCTTCAGCAGTTTCCGGTATTAAATTTGTTTCTTCATCATTTTGAGATTTATCAACAATATTTTTTACCGGTGCAAGGCTTTCAGAATATTTAATTGGTTTATCAGCCTGCGATTTAAGATTGCTGGCAATCTCCGCAATACCTAAGTCAACCAATCGTTTTGCTTCAGCCTCTGAAACTTCAAAAGGTTCATCGTTCTTACTTTTAGGAACTACTGAACCTTTTGTTTTGTAACCATAAACACCTTTAATTATTTTGATTTTTAACATTTTCCCTCCTATTTACTTTTTACTACTTTTGCTCTCATCCACGCATGATTTTTTATCGGCATTAATAAAGGTGCTGATGCCAGTCTTAATTCTTTTGATTGACTATTTGTATTTGTCATAATCAAAGGAACTCTTGATTCAGCATATGTATGCCATTCTTTATCATCTTCAAGTTGACTTACAGCGCCATAGTGTGTTTGTCCGCATCCGGGAGCTAACAATATTGCTGTACCGTATGGAAGATATGGAATATTTGCTCCGTTTTCATCTTCATAACCTTCAACATATTGAAGAAACTTAACTCTATGGCCCTTGCAATTTAATGTAGCAATCTCTGCAACGCCATATTCTTCAAGTTTTGGATCAATAGTGCCAATATTGTAATTTCTGTTGTCTAATAATTCGATGATTTTTTTGTTGTTATACACGCAATCACCGGCAACTGTATCTAATAGGATTTCACTTGCTGCAACCCCTCTTGCTTTTTGAGCTATGCACATTGCTGCAACATCCCCTAAAATATCGGCATCCGGATCAGTCCAATCGACTGAAGGCGTATAAATCCAGTCATTAGAATCACCATCATAGAAGAATATTTCTTTTTTTTCGCTAATATCGGGATCATCTGTTTTTTCTTCGATTTCACACGCAGCGTTCAATAGCAACTGTGCTGCCATCCAGTTTTCACGTCTTGCAATTTGTCCGTCAAGTTCATTTGCATCATCCAACATAATCTCTGCGGCTCTATCTTCCGGTGTTAATTGTGAATAATAAGCCTCTCCCATTCTTTTTTTCTTTAAATCATCGAGCGTGAGAGGACGTTTCGGTGCAATATATGCCGGTGCAAATGTTTTTGCAGTATAACCTCTGCGTTTATTTGTAACACCACCAACTCTTGGCGCAACAAATGGTGCAAGTTTTTTATCCCCTTCTTTAAATTCAACAAGAACTTCATCGGTTATAAATTTTTGACCTTCAGGGAAATATCTGTCCTTTAAAAAGGTACTGTAAGGTTTTTCTTCCTGTATTGCAGCAATAAAGGAAGGTACATGATTGTAATCAAAGCCCATTTATTTTTCCTCCTATTTTTAACCTTGAATTGTGCTCAATAAAATACCTTTTGTTCTAAAAGTATCTTTATCTTTTTCTGTAAGCGTATAATCCTTTGCAAGAATCAAAGCTCCTTCATTAAAATGCCCTTTTATATAAGCAACTGTATCAACATCTTCAGATGTCGCATCAATGTCATCGCATAGAATACAGTCTGCTTCATAAGTACCTGCCTCTTGAAGGAGAACATAATCATCCGCAGCAGGGGTGTAATTATCATCAACAACCGGTGTAACACTCGCAACTGCGATTTCCCCAGAGCTTGGTTCTGAAGCTACAACTTTTAATGCTCCTGGAGTTGAACTGTCAACTTCAATATAACCGGCTTTTCTTTCGGTACCTAAAATAACCATTTTGTTATTTGCTGTTTTTGCCAAAGCAGTTCCTCTTTTTAATTCACCCTGCCCTGCTGTTATAACAACACCTGTAGTTATAATATTTTCATCATTCGAATATACAAGATGATCGTAGTTAATTTCTGCGATAGTTTCTGTCATTTTTTTTGTCATAGTACCTCCTTATTTCTTTTCCTTGCGTGCTTTTCTTTGTGCTGCAAATTCTTTTGCCTCTGCAATTTTTTTCTGATCTTCTTTGATATTGTCAGGTGTTGCAGATGAAGTAATAACATTCTTTGCTTGAGAAGCAGCAGCATCTTTGTTTAACTTTTCAATAGCCGTTTTATTACTTGGATCGTTTTGCTGTAAAACAAACATTGCCAATTCACCTGCGTTACAAGGTCTTTTTCCGTATTTTGCCTCGTTTTTTAATTCCTGCGAAACATTAGAAGGCAAATCGTCAATTTCTTTACAGCGTTTTCTTTCAGCGAGAACTGCTGCTTGAATTTGTTTTTTTACAGAATTTTGAGGCTGTACTTCCTCTTCTTCTTCACCTTCAGCATTCTGAGGGTTTTCCTCTTCTTCCTGCTCTTCTGAATTTTGAGGTTGTTCTTCCTCATTTTCTTCTTCCTCAATGTTTTCTAATTCTTGCTCCTCATCTGTATCAGTTGAATTTGCAAATTTGTTTGCCAGTTTAGACATGCCTGCAAGAAATTCTTGAAGTTTACTTTTAGCCATAGGTTTCTTTCCTCCTTTGTTTATAACCTTTTGTTTAATCAAATTAGACGGGATGTTATGACCTGCAAAATCCAACTTAACCCCGTTAACCATCAATACGTTTTTATTAACCATATTTATTTCTGCCGTTTCGGTTTCAATAATTTCATCTGCAAATCCTAAATCGACAGCTTGTTTGCCGGTCATCCATGTTTCTTCTTTCATCATTGAACGCAATTCTTCAACATCCTTACCAGTCTTTTGTGAATATATTTCCGCTATTGCATTTTCCGCAGCCTCAAATGCCCGCACTTGTTTATCTAAATCATCAAGCATTAAATAATCACAGAAGAATGCACCAACCCCATGTATCATTATTAAAGAACCGACATGCGCTGTTACGGTATCGCCGGCACACATTATAATACTCGCTGCGCTGGCCGCAATTCCTTCTACAATTACATTGATATTGGCTTTTAATGCCTTTAAAGCATTGTGTATCGCAATTCCTGTATAAAGGTCGCCACCACAAGAATTTAATTTAACAGTAATATTCTTAGCGTTTTTTATGACTTCTAAATCTTCAAGGAAACCTTCAGGAGTAATATATTGCCCTTCGATTGCCTCGCCAGTCCACCAATCTCTTGGAACTTCGCTGTAAATATCGCCATATAATGTAAGTTCAGCATTATCTCCATCAATATTAGCCATGTTCCAGAATTTTTTATTTATTTTCTGTTGCGTAGCTGTCGTTGTTTTCGCCATTTTGTTCCTCCGTTTTTAAACCTTCCTTTATTGATTCATTAATGAGTTCTTGGACATCCGGGGTTTTAACTTTTGCATCCGCCAGTTTCGGATTTTCAACAGCTAAACGTTCAATATTCCCATCCCAATCGGAACCATTTAATCTTGTTGCAGAGTCGGAGTATGTACTTAAACCATATTCACAAGCCATAACCTCCGCGGATATTTCTTTTGTAGGATCTAACATTCCCTGAGAAGGACCAATCCAAGTACAACCAAGATATGCTTTTCTGATTAACGGATCATCAAAAAAGCCCGGAGCAATTAATCGCCCACGGGCTACAGCCTCATACATCCAAATCTCCCATACTGGATCACAAAAATCCGACACAAACCAACGTCTTCGCATTCTAAAGGCTTTCCAGGCTTCAAGCAATGCAGCACGTGCAGCAGAGTAACTTGAATTAAAAGCCTTTTCTAACAAATCTGCCGGTATTTCTAATGCAGCCCCGATATGTGTAACAACTGCTCGTACAAAAGTAGGAAAACCTCCATTTGGTCTTTTAGGGTCTCCGAATGTTACCCCTTCGCCGGGTTTTAATCTAACTGTTGTTGCCGGCCCCATTTCATATTCATCCTCATCATCTGAATATTCCGGAGCATCTTCCGGTATTGCCTCATTAAATGGAATACCTCCTGCTTCTGATTCTGTTGTAATAAAAGCAGTGTAAAAACTTTCAATTATAGCGGCCATTAATTCGGCTTCAGTATATCTTTTAATATTGTTTACAGCTTCAATGACAGGAGCTAAGAAAGGAACACCTCTGTATTGTTCAGGCCTTTCGGTATTCATTACATGTAAAATATTAGGTAATCCTGTTTCATCGCCATAAGCAGGAACTCTCGTCCACTTTGTTATCTTAGAATTGTTTTCAAACGGGTAGTTATTGCGTATATGATATGCGAGAATCAATCCTTCATCCGAAACCTCAACCCCATCGTAAACACGATTACCATTATATAGACCATCTGTTATTCTAAATGTACCGTTCGTTGATGAGGCAGGTGTTGCAATTCTATCGGCCTCAATGACATGTATTCTCAACCCATAAGGCATTAACTTTGTAGGTTCTTGTCTTTTAATAAGTCCAAAACAATCACCGGATGCAAGCCAACTTGTTAATACGAGTTGCTGCATTGAATAAAAATCATTTATACCAGTCGCATCACAAGCACGTTTATTGGTTGCCCAAATAGAGAATTCCATTTCTGCTTTTGCTTGCCACTCATCAGCCTCCTCAATGCTCAAACCTAAAAAAGTACGATTAATTCGGCTTTTTGGATATAGCCCAATCCCAACAACATTAGTACGATTTGCGTTTATTGCTGATAAGGCTACTCCGCCGGAAGCCATTAATATTCTTGAACGTTGTCTTAATATATTATTGTTATAATTAATGTCTTCGTTTGGTGAGCCGCTTCGTGCATCAAATCCTTTTAAAGACCGCTTTGTTATACTAGCACCGGCTTGGGAATATCCTTTATTGTATATTTTTTTAATTGTTTTATTTTTCATTTATCCCTCCGGTTAAATATCTCTTGGAATAATTCCGAACGCTTTGCGTGGACGCTTTCCTTTGAGTAAATTTTCAAGTTCCTCAATTTCGTTTTCCAATTCTTTGATAGCTGCTCTAACCTGTGCTAAATCGGTGTTATATCTCGCAACATTTCTTGAACCAATGCCGTAAGATTGAACACCCTTCGAAGACAGCATTTCCAACTCTCGTTCCTCATAAGCCTTTAACCTTATTCTTTTTTTTTCGATTTTCTTTTTTATTTCTTCTTTTTTCATTTCATAATGTTCTCCTGATTACTACCAATCACCGCCATCTAAAAAACGATTCTTGTTAGTTCTACGTTTCGGTTTTTGTTTCGCTTTTGTCTGAATTGTATTTTGTTTAACTCCGGAATCCTGCAAACGTTTTTGTAATGCAAACATATCCGGCCCCCAAATTCTAAAGCCTGCAAGAGCATAATTGCGACAGTCAAGAGCTTCGTTTGAAATATGTCCTGGAATTTTCTCCCAGCACCATTTATTGCCAGTCCTTGTTTTTACAAGAGTTAGTTTTTCAGATAACAAGCCGTTGAAAAAATTTAAGTCATAATTACATTCTTCATCCAAAGGAAAATGGCAATATTTCGCACCGGCTTTTTGAACTTTTAAATTGTCCATAATTACCGATTTTCCTGCATCTACCCCAAGGGAATATAACCATACATATTTCTTTTTATCCCCCTTGATAAATACTTTATTAGGTTTACCAATAAAAGGAATACCCTCGCCACCACGACCTTTTATAGGAAATACTCTTTTATTTTGTCTTAACCTGCATTGTTCATAAACATCCTGCGTAAAGTGTCCGCCTGAATCAACACAAGTAACGACAATCTTTAAGCCTTTTCCATTTTTGAATCTATATACATGGTCTATTACATCATCAAGTCTTGCCCAAACATCAGGAGAATCCGGGCGGCCCATAATATAGCCTTTTTTAATACCCCATGTTTCTCCATATAAACCAAACCCAACAACTTCATATTCAAGACGGTTATCTTGCGTATCTACACCACAGGTTAATCCTAATACACCATTCGGTAACTCTGCCTCGTATTGCTCTCTCCTTGCCAATAGTGTATCTTCATCAGCAACTTCACTGCGGTCTTCCCAAACTTGTCCAAGCACTGTGTTGACAAAAGCTCTCAATTTCAAAGAATCATCTTTGACCTTTAAAAACTTATCAACAATTACTTGCCAAGCTCTCCAAGGATGTGCAAAAGGTGAAAGCCAAAAAGAAACGTGTCCAGTTTCGTAAGCATCTGGATTATGGCATACCCATTTTTGCGGCTGTTTCCGCATAATTTTTTCAGGTGTAATTGAGCCACAGGAAGGACAAGCATATCCTAAAATATGTGCTTTATAAACCTTTTCGCCTTCAATTTCTTTTACCTCGGTTTCAAATCTTATATGCTCAAATAATATAAAATGATATTCTCCACATTCTGGACATTGGTGGCACCAATATGCTTGCGTACCCTGCATGAATGATTTAACAATCGGGCTTGCACCTTTAACAGTTGGTGAAGAAACCTCTAAGGCTTTGGCATTATAAAACGTTGTTTGTCTTGCTTCGGCAAGCTCCCACGGATCACCTTCATTATCGGCATCAAAAGCCCATCTATCTCTTTCATCACCAATTAAATATCTTACTGGTGTGGATGATAGAGCCTTTGAACTTTCTGTACCAACTATTGTAAGCATTCCTCCCGGAAAACTCTTTTGCAAGATTGTACTTGAAGAACTACTTTTCTTCTTTGTGCGCATTTTTTCACGCAAACGTTTACAATCATGCAACATTGGGTCAATTCTTAATTTAGAAAAACTCCTTGCCACCCCTAAATCAGGGTGAACGTACATTGTAGATCCAGGAGCATTATCTATTATGTACCCCAAACAATTAAGCTGTACTTCAGATTTTCCTACCTGAGAAGGTGCTACAACTGTTATTATTCTTACACGAGGGTCTGTAAATGCTCGCATAATTTCTTTTAAGTATGGTGTTCTTGATGTTTTCCAAGGGCCAGCTTCAGAAGCACTTTCGGAACTAATCCACCTATATTTATCAGCCCATTCGTCAACATGTAATTTTTCTGGCGGTTTTAATAATTCAAAAGCACTTTTTATAACCCTATTTAAATCAGCAATGGCTTCCTTTTCATTTTTAATATTTGGTTCGTCATTCGCTGTTTTCCTCATTCTTACGCCATCCTGCACGTTCTCTCACCTTTTTCTTGAAAAATGCGGGATCATAAGTGTATTCACTAAGGTGAGTTAATATCCTGTTGACTTCATCTTCAATGCGCACAGAAACTTCTGCTGGATTATCTAATTCAGCTAAGTCAATAGCTAACATTCCCGGCAGGGCAAGCAACATACTTCTTATGACTGCCGCAAAATCTTCTGTAAATGCTTGCACATCTTCACTTCTGTGCATCTCCCCTTTTAATTCTTTCAGTTCAAGATTGGCACTTTCTGCCTTAGCTTCCTTTAGTCTAATTTCAGCTTCAAGTCTTTGTTTTTCTTTTTCTTCTAATGGATTTCGTTTTTTTGCCAACTCATCTTGTAAATATCCAATATAACGCTTGATAGTCATAACAAGGTCATAGTATCTTTTGCCATCTGGGCCTTCTACCGTTGGCAATACTCCATCTTGTGTTAGTTGCTGAATACGCCTTACCGACCTATTAAAAAAGTTGGCTATATAGTCAACTTTCTGCAATCCCGTATGTTTTCCTGTTCCTTTATCTGCGGCACTTTTTGAACTTGTCATTTTCTACTCCAAATTTTGCGTAACGAAATGACCTAAAAAGATTTTTTTAAAAAATATATGGGAAATGGGCTCGAAAGCACCACAGAAGGTTAAGGTTCGTCACAGTACCTTTCAAGTTTTTTATCTCATCAGTTGACTGAACGTAAAATTTTTATGTCTTCTGTGGTATCTACGAGCTATTTCTTGAGCTTTTTTGTTCATTTCATCAATAATGGGTTGTGCTTCCTCTTTCGCCTGCTCATAGGTCAAGGAACCACTTAACATTCTCATTTTTAATGTTTCTAATTGAAATCTATAATATGCACCGCTCATATATTTATCCTTTACTATTGCTTGGTATTATTGAGCTTACGGCACTTTTAATAAACTTCAAGTCTTTTTTTCACAATTCTATACAATCTTCATCAAATTCTTTAATAGTTACATCACCCAACCTTTCGGTAGTGGCTTTAGCATCTCCTTTAAGAAATACCAAGACATTCTGGTGTATCTTACAAATCTTACGAGAGTTTCTAAATCCGTTCGCAGCACGAAGTGCTGCTGTACCTACCGGTGTTTCAAGAATTATCTCGTTATAATATTTATATCCGGCATTCAAAAATGCTTTTATTGTTTCCCCTATAAAATTATAGTAGTTGCCATTCCTATCTCTTACCTCGCCTACAACCCATACAGCAAAGGAATTATCTTTTAATTTAAGATAAGATTTACTAATAATTTCAGAATAAACTTTACTAAAGTGGACAAAATCCATATTTGAAATATCATCAGGATCATCTGAATATACTTCTAGATTCACATAAGGAGGACACGATAAAATCATATCGCAAGAAGAATTATCTAATGAATCAAGTATTTTGTTGCTATCGCCGATAATCCATTCCGGAATATAATCATCACATAGCTCCTTTGCGTTTTCGATGTTTGCATCAACCTGCTCTGGTCTTAGCTCAATCCCTTTATAATTTCTTTTTAAATGACTTGCAATTATTCCCCTAACTGAACCACCTGCAAACGGGTCTAATATTGTATCATTTTCCTTGCTAAACCAAGAGTAAACGATTTCACATAATACAGGATCAAATATTGATACTCCGGCTTTATATGAATTTTTTAGCATATTTTCTGTTAAATCATGCCTTTTTTCATGTAGTTTTTGCAGGCTTTCAAAAGTTTTCTTTCTACCAATCTCACTTCTTAAACCCAAAGCCAACCAAGCATTTTTTCTTTTCTGCCAATCTCCACTATTTGCTTTAAATATCGAAAACGGCGGTGCGATAAATAGCTCTTTCAAATTTGACTTTATAACAATAGAATCGTCTTTTTCCTCAAAAGCATTATATATTTCATCAAATTCTTCCGGTTTATATCCAGTAAGTATTATTTCATCTTCTGTAAATTCATAATTTTCAAATAATTCCGCTATAACTTTTTTATCCAAAATTGAAAATTCTGCAATTTTGTTATCTGCGATCATATCAGACAATTCTTCCTCGTCTGAAGAATAGTTTTGATATTCAACCGGTACTTTTTTAAAACCTGCTAATTTTGCAGCCTTTAATCTACCATGACCTTTAACTACATATCCGGAACGATTAGAAATTGTAATCGGTGCACGCCAGCCAGTCTGTTTAATAATATCAGCCAGTAACTTTAACTGTTCTTCAGGATGCAAGTTTGGGTTCTTTGGATTTTCTTTTAATTCCTCCGTTTCTACAATTTCATCAAATGCACAAAATACATTTATTTGATTGATTTTTGCACGTTCAACTACATTGGTTGTTTGATTTTTAGACATAGTAATACTTCCTTTTTTCTACCGTTGTGATACGGTGGTTAAGGCGGTGCTTTTACTATGTCTAAAAGTAACACGTTCACATGGTCGCCAAACTAATGCGAACGTGTAAGCAATTCACAAATTGCTTTCGCCACTATCTTACACAATGTTTATTAAATTTAGATTAAGCCGTTACAACTTGTAACGGCTTGTTTATGTTTAAGGAGATTTAATAGAATCTTTTAAATAACGTTCCATATGATGATTGAAACGTTCGTGCAATAACTCTCCCAAGGTTTGATTCATAACTATTCTTGCTTTTTCATTATCAACCATTTGAGGCAGTGATAGCGTACGCATTGGAGTAATATCTCCATCTCCATCACGCAACCACGGAATTATTCTTGAACTACCTGTTCTTGCTGGTGCGACAAATGGAAACTTTCCTTCTTTGGTAGGATAACTAACTGTTTTTTGCTCTTTTTTTACTTTTAATTTGATTGAGTACTTTTTCCCTTTTTTGGGTTGTTTTTTTGGAGTTACACCAAAATGCAAAGGAGTTAAAACTCGACCTTCATAATGAATAGTCAAATCTGCAACTGTTTGCCCTTTAACCCTAATCATGCCGGCTCTTTTTAAATCTCTCTTTTGCTTTGTCGGCATTACATCGCTTTTTTTAATGCTATAAACTTCTCTTACTGCATCAGCAACTTTTCCCGGTGCTCTGCGCTGCATATCATTAATTGTTTTGGTAAAAACTCCTGATGGGTCATTTAAAGATTTTTTAAAATGTTCAAACTTTTTTTGGATATCAGAGGTGTCTATTTTGAAATTTTCACTATAGCTCATACTTCCTCCAAGAGAAAAGCACAGAAGTTACTCTGTGCTTTATTTACTCAGCCGAACAATTATTTCATTCTAACTTTAAACGCATGTACCTGTCTTTTTCAACCGCATTTACTCAATATTTGTCTGATTTTATTTTATTTACACTCATAAACTCTCAAATACTCAAATTTAAGCACAAAAAAATCCCCCACTTTTTTAGTGAGGGATTTTAAGTTATTATTGAATTTTAGTTTTAAATTATCCTTGCATTAAGTCATCATAATTTATGTTATGTTCACGTGCATAATCTATAAATTGATTTTCTTTCGCAGTTAATCGCCTGTTAAATTGTAATACTTCACCTTTAGGCTTTCTTCCTGCCCCGGCACGTTTTCCGCCCCATTTGATTTCTTTGATTTCTTCGTCTGCTTGGGAGATAATTTCTTGTGCTTTTTCTTCAGAAAATCTTTTTTTAATTAAATCTTTTGTTGATATTGTATTTCTCATGGCTGTAGCTCCTTATTTTCTTGTATATATTTATCAATATTTTTGTGAGCTTGTTTTATATATCTTGTTGGTGCTTTTTGAGTTTTCTTTAACACAACCAAGCCTACAATTATGATTCTATTTTTAGCATATTTAAAATAAGCTCTTACATTATCTGGTTTTAATTCAAATAAACCATTGCCCAAATCGTTGATGTTTTTGTATTTTTTACCGACATGTTCAAAGATATAAATTGCTTTGGTTATTTTTTCATATTCAGTATCTTCAAGTGCATCCAGTTGTTCCAGAGCCTCATCAGTGTATTCTGCTGTAAATAATTGTTCATTTGTCATATATATATTTCCTTATGTTTTTATTATACTTGATTTTGTTACAAAATTCAAGATAACAAACTTGATTTTGTTACAAAAATTAATCCCCATCCAAATATTGAATGAGGGATCTTCTTGGAGGTGAAGAAAATTATGTTTTACAGATTACCTATGAAGGCTGTTGTTTTAAAAATATTCTCATTATTTATATTTTCTTGTAGCTTTTTTGCATCTTTTGACATAATTGCCAAGGCAACACCAACAGAAGGTATTGGCGGCACATTTTCTTGTCCTGGAATAATAAAACCTCTTTTCTGAGGTAGAATTAACCAGACAGCATTAGGGTTATTGATTATATAGTCTTGCATATATGAGGTTTCAAACCTATTTGCTGGGATAACATAACAAATATGTGTGTCCGGATTAATTGATTCCTGGAACCCCTTTTTTATCCAATAAGGTGTTTTATTCCATGGTGGATTGCAAAAACAAAGACCGCTCCATTTCTGCAGCAGTCCGTTTTCGTTTTTTGTGTAATGTATATTTGCCGGAATATTCTTTTGTGTGCAACAAACATCTATATCAAATTTATCTTTGTTAAAAAGCTCTAAAATCGGTTTGTAAATATCAAGAGGTGTCATATAATCATCACGGCCCGAATTATATTTTTCTTCGCCTCCGTATCTTCCACCAATACCTCGCTTTCTCTTTTCTAATTTAATATCCTTTTCAATCTTGATAAGTTCATCATTTGTTATTTCTTCTGTTTTCATATTCATTTTTCATCCTCTATTATTTCGTTTCTGCTGTTATAACCGTCTTTTAAAGCGTTATATTTTTCTATGTAATATTGTTCACGCCGACTTAAAGCATTTTTATCTATATTTTTTGGTAAAATTTCAATTACCATAAATTCAAAATCGGTAATTATAGCATTTTCCACTCTTTGAATCCAACTTTTATAATGTTCCCACCACCTAAGCGTAAAAGGTCTTATTGTCTGCCCTATATAGTTTTTATTATTTTTGCGGTCATAGATTCTATATATAACGGGGTGTGCTTCATGCCAGTCCTCGCTTATAAACAATTCCCCCTCTTTTATTCGTCTGTCATATTCATATTGTTCATAACAAGCCTTACAACAAAAATCGCCATAATATTCATTATGTGCCTGTATCCATGTCCTTCCACAATATTTACACACTTGCGGCTTGAAAAAATCTTCTAAATATTGTCTATTAGGTGTTATTTCAAGAACTGTAAGCAAGACATCATCACCCTTTTTAAAATCTCTTTCAAAAACCTCTTTTTTGATAATTTCTCTTGCACATTTTGAGTTTTCTGCAGTTACTATCCCTTTTAATATTGCCTTGCCCCAATAATCTTCATATATACCTTTTTCTTTGCATTTTAATTGATAATAAAATCTTTTCATGCCGGGCCACCTCAATTCTTTATAATTTCTGTAATATCAAATTTTTCAGGGTTTAGAATAGCCTCCATAAAATTTATGCAATCCCCAAACTTTTCAGGATATTTTTTCATTAAATTTAAAATATCGATCCAACACTCTGATTCAACATTTTCATTACATTCTTCTATAAGAGTATTAATATAACCACTTATAAAATAGTCATAAATATATGTTTCTAGCCTATCTATTAAATACAGGGCAATATTTTTATCAATTTTAAAATTATCACCTTCAATATTGCCAAGATTTGCACCTTGAAGGTCAATTAAAGATAACGTTCCATCAGGGTTAATTTTGTAATCAAAATCTAAATCAGCCAATAAACTTACAAGTTTAAATGGCTTTTGCATTGATAACATTTGTTCGACTTTGGCTATAAAACTTTTAAAAATTGCCATTATTTTTTTCATTTAGCCTATTCTCCTTCCAAGTTCTATATCAAAAACCAACCCATTATATTTAAGGTCGGTTTTCTCGCCATCTATACAATCAATACTCTTTATTTTAAAGAGCATTGTTTTATCTTTATCTGTCGATTTTGTAGTTTGTCCACAACGGAATCGTATTTTATTAACTTTAGTTTCTGTAAAATCAGCAAGCCCACTGTCTATAAAAATTCCTATCTTGCTGCACCAATGAGGACATACCCTGCGATATTCATGTGTTTTTTCTCCGGATTTAATTTTATCAAACCAAACCTTTTTAATTGGAACATCAAGAATTCGATCTTTTTTACTCATATTTAATCCTCACCGTATTTATATACTACATTTTTTTGAATTTCTGTTTTGGGTGTGAAAATCCCATCTTTAATTTGTTGGTATTCAAGTTTCAGCATTTTTGTTATATCGCCTGAGGTTACTTGGATATATGAGGAACTTCTCTCGCTATCAATATGATTTCCGCAACAACAACCAACGGTAGTTATTCCTTCTTTCCATAAAAAAACAAGTTCATCTTCTAGGCATTTATCAAAAGCTATACCATTTTTTACAATTTGGCATTCATAACATTGTACATGGCTTTTGGTATCGCATAGTTTTTTCATTTCCTCCCCCTTATTATTGTTCTTCAGCTTGGGTTAATCTTTTAATTGAAGTGAAAATATCCTCTTGCTTGTTAATAAAAGTATGCACCCTATTGTCTTTCATTGTGATTACTAATTCTCTACTTATTGGATCTATCTCCGCATATCTGATTTCATTCAGATTTATTAAAATATCCTCATAACTTATAAATTTGTCCATATATTGAACTCTCCTTTACTCATTTTCGTTATCCCCAATTTATTACAGCACCAATCATTAATAAAAGACCTCCCATTGAAGAGAGGAACGGCTCATGTGAATATTTAAATATAATACTCCAACCTGTTGTCATTATTATAAAAGCTATTATATATTTCATTATTTCTCCTTTTTCTCATCCTCAAATAGCCATAAAAAGGAGTTTAATTTTTCACTAAATGTAAGTGCTTCAAGTTCCAGTTGGTGTATTTCATTTTCTCGTTTTCTTTCAGCATTTATTGATGCCAGCCTTACTTGCAACTCTGCAACTTCACCCTCACCTTTTATTTCTGGCATCTGTAGAGGTAATTTTTTTAAATTGCATTCTTTCTTATCAATCTGCCCTAATTTACGTGCTATTTGTATTGTTTCTTGTAAAATTTCATAAGTCGTTTTCATATCTGTATCCTCCCGTTTAGTACATTCTTCTCTATTAATTGCAGGGAAAGAAAATCCGCAGCACTCATTTATTAAAAATGAGGAAGATGTAGGATAAGTAATGGAACTCGTCAATTTGTTATCAAAATTTCGCCGTTTTTCAACAGTTGTTTCCCCAATATCTAGAACCATTACAGTACATTCCCCAAATATTCGCTCCCAAATTTCAGGTATTTTTTCAAATACTAGCCACGCACCAAACACAACCGAAAGCATGCATAAAGAAGGGAAGAATAATAAAAATAGATATTCGCTCATTAATAACCTCCTTATTACTACAATCTTTTAAATTCATGCCCGTTTCTCCAATATTTTCAATAATAATTCTTCAAAATCCGCAATACTTTTTCTTTTTGCATTCTTCCAATTTTCACTGTGTGCTTGCCGGCGTTCAATCGGTACTGAAGGCATTGCTGTTTTACGAGATACTAGGCTACAATTAAAAGCATCCGCCCATTCTTCATTTTCTCGCTCTTGTTCCATTAATAATTGTCCGTAATCTACACCATAATTAAATATTTTAAAGGCGGTAGTTATATCAAGCTGCATTTTATTCTCCTTTAAAACTACCAGCGCGGAAACAACCGTTTGTACTCTTCTGTGGTAATTTTTGCATGCCGTTGCTCCCGCATGATTTATCGCCATTGTAGCCAACCGGACATTCAACACACAAAGTCATTCCGGCTTTTATCATGCATTCCTGTTGTTTTGTATATTTTGCTAGTTTCATTATTATTCTCCTTTATCGTAAAATCTTTTTCCGCAATTTGAGCACATACTGTAATTTTGTACTCTACCGTCCAATAATCTTATGCGGAACCGTTCAAATTTATGCGAACAGGTTATCATCAATAGCCATTTAAATATTTGCATTTTCTTCTCCTTTCGCCTTGCTGATGATGTCGAGGATTTGCTTCGATATAGGTATAGCTCTGTTGCAGTTTGAACGCTCTTTATCTAATAAATCCTCCATTGCTTCTATAAAATCACCATTGCCGTCAAAAAACTCACCATTTTCGGTAAAATAATTATTTATTAATGCATTCATTCTTGCGTTACAATCATCTCCCTCATAGCATTGGCAACGGCTACAATTTGACTTGTAGCAAATTGGATTTAAACCTTTTTGGGCTATTTTCTCAATCTCATCTAGGGCTTGCTTGTAACGGCTAGGAGGCAAACCGACACAATCGTTCAATATTAACGCTATTTCCCTAATAACATTGTCTTCCGGTAATTCATTATTGATTGGGATTACAATATCTTCGATTTTGTCTAATTTTTCTCTTAGGTCATTATATTTTTTATTCAAGTTATCCACATAATATTTTATTCTATGAAATTCACCGCTTGCTGATATGCCTAATGTATTCAGAAAGTTATTCTTTTCTTCAATAGATTTTTGAAGCTTTTCGCATTCTGCTGTCTTGCGTTGGAGTTGTTCTCTTAGAATTTTTAACTCATTTGAAAATCTGTTTTTACGAGAAAAGATTTCTCGTTCTAGACTTGCGATTTTTAAATTTGCTTTCCCGATATCTAATGTCAATTCTCCATCTTCATACAATGCATAGTTGAGATTTTTAATTTTTTCTTTTTGTTTTTGGGTAACTTCAATTAATTCATCATTTTGTTTTATCTTGCGTTGGAGTTGTTTTAATAGAGCTGTCACAACACTACAAGCTCCACTATGTCCAAACCCCATATATTCCCATTCGTCAATATTTTTATTTCTCTTAAAAAGAGAAGAAAAACCATAAGGGCTTCGAGGTTCTGCGATAAGTTTAATATCAAAATGATTAAAAACGGGCGTATTATCCGGGGTAATCTCTACCCCTTCTCTAATCATTTTGTAAGAGGCTAAAGCATCTACACTATTACATTCAAATAATACTTCACAATTTTTTATTTCATCATTTATTAACTTTATTGGTTCTGTCATAATACTAGCCTCTCCTTACTTATCGCTCGATATTTCTGAAATAAAAAACTACATAATAATTTGCATCATCGGGCCAGCCTTCATAAATGTTTCCTACAATTTTTGTTTGTTTTTTATAACTGCCTACAGAAGTGGATCCACGATGAAAACTAGCACTGTTTTCTGAATAATAAACAACCCCGTATTCATAATGGTCTTTTCCGTATTTTATTTGCGTTACATCCCCTGTGAATATTTCAATTCCATGCCAGTCATCAGCTTTATTTTTTTTCAGCCATTCTTCTTGATGTATTGAGGATAATTCTTTGAATTTTGTTGAATCATACACGCCGGTACTTTGCATTAAATTTGTAAAATCACGAGTTATAATTATATCGTAATCGTTAGAAATTTCCTGTATATATGGTTGTATTTTGATTTTTTCTATAAAATCCCAGAAGCAATCATCTGTGTATTTCTTTTCAAATTCTTTTTGTACATTATTTAAGTTCAACATATAACCATCTTGAAAAATTTGGTCCGGTGTAACCATAATAGAATGTTTACCTGCTTTTAATGCTGCTCTGAATTTAAAATTGTTCTGCATATTCTCTCCTTTAAATCAAATTTTTTAATTCTGCTTCATGTTCTATCCAACAATCCTCGCAATAAGTGTTGTCGTCAGAATCAGTCCATAAAGTATTATTTTCTTCAATTTCTATGCCACATTTAGAGCATTTATTGTTATTGTGGTGGTTTAGCATCTTTAATCCTCTTTCTTACAGCAATTTTTGACCTTTCAAGAGCAATTCCCATTTTTGTTATTTCTGGGTATTCACTTATTCGATGATTCTGATTAAGTCGTACCATTTCTGCATCAGATACTAATACCAAATTTTCAATATTAAAATTTCGCCGATTTTTATCTAAAAAAACGACCTTATGCCCTTCCGGCACAGGCCCGTGATGTTGTTCGTATATTAGTATATGTTTTAATTTCCACTCATTGGGATCAGCTATTTTAACAGAAATATAACCGTCTTTTGTGTCAGCACGTTCGCTACCAATAGGCCTATAATTATGAGGAATATGTCCTTTTTTAAACATTGTTTTTGAGCATTTCTCATATTGACTGGCCGACATTTTTTTGCCTTTGTTTGCCGGGATATGCCCCTTCTCAAATTGTCCAGTTAAACCACTTGATATTTTATTATTAACTTTAAAATGTTCTATTTGATTAACTTTATAATTAGTTTTAAATGTCTTATTTACTAATTCGGTTAATTCTTTATTGTACCTACCGGGAGCATTTTCACGAATAAATTTAATAATTTCCAGAGGAAAAAGTTTTGAACCTTTGCGGCCATTATACCTAATACCACTTTTTAGATTATGATTACGTTTATATGACTGCATTTTTGTTATGGTGAAATCTGTTCCCATAGCATCGTTTGTTAATTGTACAAGTTCTTGTGTTGTCCGCCCTTTTACATGCCGGGAAACAAAATTATAAACTTCATCATTGTATTTCTTTTTCATCTTTATTCCCTTCCTTATTGCCGCTTAATAAAAACTTCATTTGTTTGTTATTTACAATGCCATAGTCTGCTGCTTTTACCATTACTTTATATTGCAATTCTCCATTTTTTATAATGTTTTCAGCTAATGCATTTATTTGTTCAGACTTTTTTATTTGTTCGTCCAATTTTTCTCCGGTTAGGGAATCGTCATTGATTCTTTCAATTTGTTCAAATAAATAATCTGATAAATCTGTAAGTTTGTTTCTCATCTTTACCTCCAAGTTTTGATGTGTTTTTATCAATTTTTGTCTTTGAATATTCTTTTAAAAATCTCTCTTACGATGTAATAAGGTATTATTACAGGTAATAGTGCAATTACAATAGAAATTAAGACAACCGAAAATATAGCTGAAATAGTTTTAATTATTATTTCTTTCATCCTTATCTCCCATTGATTTATATTCTTGTAATTCACAACCAGACAGGGCAAATAATTCTTCTACTCCTTCCTTTAAAATATCCTTATTTGTGAATGCTACCGGCTTTATTCCCATAACCCAATAATCACGCTTACTTAATTCTTCATACCAAGATAAGTACACAACCTCATCATCTTCATCAAAATATAGTCTAATTTCATCGTTGTCCGATAAACAACTACACGCCATAAGATTTTCAAGTAAATTCATCCCGGGTTCTAAAATTTCATTGTTATTTATGAAAATAATAGGGCTTTGAAAATCTTTATATAAGATTGCAAACTTGCCATACTGCATTACTGCTCGATTTAGCTTCTGGACTTCCCCTCTATTAACTTTATCAATAAATTTTTGAGCCCTATCTAATTGTCGTTCTATTGAGTTTATCACCCCTTGCGGCAAATCTTCATATTTAAAATTTCCACCCAATACACTACGGACAACATGGCTTTCTGAAAAAATTTCATCTCTTTGGGTTTGAGATATATTTGAAAATTCAGGCCTTACATAACAGGCACAAGTAAAATAGTTATTAGTAAAAGCAAAACAATCACGATATGAATCGTATTTACCCTCTTTAGGTTCTTTTCTATACCAGTAAAATGTTTCTGCTTTTAAATAATTATTTGAATCGTTAATCATTTTGTCCTCCTTGATTTTCTTTTAGATATTTTTTAAGCATATTTTTTAAACTTCTTATTTCTCGAGATTTTCCAATATTCGGTCAATTTAAAGAAATTTTTTCTTTTTCAGCTTGGATTTTAAACATTAAACTCTCAGCCTCTTTTAAACAACTTTCTCTTTCCAATTCACTTAAAATTGCAAATCTTGCATAATTTATTGGCTTTACGATTGGACATAAAACTGAAAAAGTATTTATAGCATCAATCCTTCTTAGCTGTTTCAATGTCATTTATTAAATCTCCTATTAAAACAATTTAATTTGTCCGTTTTTGTCAACTATTAAATCTGCTTTTGCCGGCTGGATAATATTAGTTTTTGCCGGTAAAGCCTTTTTGTTATCCTTATTACATAAATCGTCTGCTTTTCTAAATATATCCTTAACATCGTTTGCAAAAAATTTAGCCTGCCACGGATCTGTATAATAAAACAATGTTTGATATGCCCTCCAGGTTTTAAGTGAAATAGTATCACCCCAAATCACCTCACCGCATAAACCCAGAAGTGATGTCTGTATAAACGTCATCTCAACACAACTTTTATCAATATCCATGGCTGAAAAAAACATTGTTTGCTGTGGATTATAGCCGAGATTATAAATTGTCTTGGCCGCAGCAATTATCATCCCCCCGGCACCTACGCAAGGGTCGCATACTGTAATATATCCTCGTTCTTGGATTTTTTTTTTCAAATCATCTTCATATATTATAATTTGAGCCATCATATCGCTTAAATGAAAAGGGGTAAAAAACTGTCCTGCATTTGAATTGCCAAAATTACCCTGCATATATATCCTGCCCATTAAATCCTGAAAATTCTCTCTTTCAAACTCATTTACAATCATTGCAAATAGTTCAGCGAAAACAACTGGGTTTTTATATTTTGAGATAATATCCAAGTATTCTTTTTCTAAATCATCATTTTTATAAACAACATTTGCTAATGCGTTTGCGGATAACGTTAGAAAATCTGAAAAAATATCTCTTGTATGCCTTCCATAATCTGCCATTTCTAGTTTCTTTGTAAATTCTTTAATAAAATCTGCCATTTTTATCACCTTTCCAAGGTTCCCATGCCGGGAGTTCCTTATATCTTTTACCATCTAACAAGCTGCCGGCTCTTGTCTTTCCAACTTTATAGAATAATAAGTTTTGTTCAAGTGATGAAATGCCCATGCAGGTCGGTTTATAAATAGCTGTTTTAATATTTTTTTCGTTATTGGGTTTATATGGACTCCATTCCCCCCACTGTTTAAAGAAAAACGGAATATTTTGTTGTTTGCATTGCTGTTGAATATTGCGTACCCAATCAGGATGTATGAACCTTGCCTTCGGCCCTGATTCACCGCCTACAATAACCCAATCAATACCATTTAAATCAAGTTTTCCAAGGTCTTCAAGTAACGGTTCACATGATAAAAATTTAATTTTTGCGTTTGTTTTCTTTAAATAAGCAATACGCTCTTTATGTTTTACGTTCTCAACCGTTACACCCAGCCATACGTTATCCGGATATTTGAAATCCGGCAATCTTTCCGCACGCTTTGTCAATATTTGAAATTGATTAAATGGTTGCATTCTACATGCAGCTAAGAGATAACGAATTTCACAATCCTGTATTCCTTCGTGAAATGTATCAGACATTGAATTAACAAAAACAAGTTTGTTTTTACCGAGTACCCTGTTCAGTTCTTTGCTGTGAAATATGGCTTTAGAAAATGGTTCTCTATATTTCTCCTGCCCCATACCAGTAAGTCTTTTATGCATTCTTTCAGCATAACAATTTTTACAGCCTTCAGAACATTTTGTACATCCTGTGATTATGTTCCAGGTTGTATTTGTCCATTCAATCTTGCTCATTATCAACTCCTTTTACAATGCTTTTATTTTTTCAAGAATAGTTTCAACTTCCTCATCTGATAGCCAACCAATTACAAACTCCCCTTCCTTAATAATGCTTGGAATTCCCACAATCTCTCCATCTGCGAGGATTGCTAATTCCCATTTATCTTGATTTGCACCATAGCTTCCAAAGAATTTAACTACCGAAGCGCCAAAGCCATTTTCAAAATTAAATATGTATCTTATACCTCCTAAATGTTCTTCTTTTTCATAATTCCAATTTTTAGCAAGTTTTAATTCAAGTGTCATATTTAGATTTCCAATTTTGTTATTTAATTGTTTAAATATCTGCTCCTCTGTATTCATTCCTCTGATCTCCTTTTGTGTATAGCCAGTCCATTTGATAACATTAACACCCTCCGCAACACACTCGCATGGTCGCCAAACTGATGCGAATGTGTAAGCAATTCTTAAATTACTTTCGCCACTATCTTTTAAATGCGTATTTATTAAAAAGCTCCTGTTCGTCAGGAGCATAAAACCATAATAAATATGCTGTTGTTCTTACAGGAAAGCCATTAAATAGCTTTTCTGAATTATCTTTATCAGCTTTGACCATGAGTCCATACAATTTTGATGTGAAATTTGTTCCATTAGGGTTGTTATGCCAATGTTTTAATTCTCGTAGTGCACGTGCAAGTGCATTTTTTTCAATATCATAAGTTTGTGCGGCACCTTCTTTTTTAAAAATAAAGAAATTTTTAGTTTCCCCCTCTAGTTTTATTTTAATCTGCATTTTCACCTTCCTTATCTTCATTCATTACCCATTCAAGTATTGCTATCTGCCTGTCAATAACAGTTTTTGCAGTAGGACTTATTTTTTCATAGTTTTTCTGTTTCCAGGCTTTATAGCCAAAAAGTTTTGCTTTAATTTCCTCGTAAGGTCTTAATAAGTCATTTTTGTTTAAAATTTTGACCTCGTTTTGAGGTTTATTTTTTAAAACTTTTTTGCTTTGTTTTTTTGACTTTTTTCGTTCTGCTTTTTCAAGCCGGTTTTGCTTAATCAAATCAACGATTTCCGGCTGTTTATTTAGTCCGTAATTTTGCAGTGTATTTTTTGATATTTTTAAAGCTCTTGCAAGATCCAAAAAAGAACGTATTTTTTGTTTATTTTTTCCGTTAAGAAGTTTTAAACTTCTATTTATCAATCTTTTTTGTTTTTTGTCGTCCATTTTTTGACCTCTTCTGATTAGTAGTTTTTGCCAAATTTGGAGATTTATAAAAAATAGACTTTTTAATACAACAATAAGCTTCAAAATTTGTATCTATAATTTTGTAACCATGTTCAATGATCCATTTTTTATTTGCTCTAAATATCATTGGAATATCTTTTCCGGATTCCGGATGAAAATCGGTAGCCTTGATTTCAACAACATCATATTCTCTTAAATGTTTGAAAATATCGTATGAAATAAGAAAACAGTCTGGACTTTCTTTTTTAAAGCAGACTGTTTCGTTTTCGTTTATACTATAAGATACTTTATTAAGCGAATCTCCGATCCAATATAAATACCCTAAAATTTTCGGGGGAGCATTGCTTTTGATATAAGTAATGTGTTCTCTATCATAAAAATTAACCATTTTTCTTTTTTGAATAAGATTAATTTTTGCAGCTGTTCCTGTTTTTTCATATGTGAGCTCATATTCTTCATGATATTCTGAAGCTATTTGTTTCGCTAAATACCAGCTATCAGGACAGCAAACAGTATATTCTTGACCATTAATAATTTGTTTTATATCCATCAACACCTCTCAATTTTACGAATATCAACAAAAGCGTAACCGTGGTATCTAAATATTTTTTTCATATAATCATCAACTTTTACATCAAAATCTGGTTCTAATCCGTAAAAAGTTTTATTTATTTCAGACCACTCCAAAGCGCAAAAATAACGCATTCTTAAAATGCTTGCCTCGATTGATAATATATCAAGCTCTCTTGATATATTTTTCGTTGCCTGTGGATCTTCTAATAAAGTAACGGCTTTGTTGAGTTTATTCCATTCACGCTCTCGTTTTGCGTTTAATTTTTTTATTTGAGTTTCAAGCTCCATTTTTTCTTGAATTAAAAACAGGGTTTTATCTGATGACAAAGGCTTTTTATTTTTTGGAATTTCGCTTAATTTTACACTGTGAGGATTACCCAATTTTGCAGTTATAACAGCAAGTTGTTCTTTTTTTCTTACAATTTTTTTAATGCTACATAGATATTCTTCAAATCGTGTTTTTGTAAGCTCTCCGTTTCTCTCCGCCATTAACATCAAATCTCCATCTTATGTTCTTGCACATCCATCTTGTCCAAAACATGGACAGCACTTTTTATAATCACAGCACTTGAAATTGACATCTTTTTGTTTTAATTCCAATTCTTCATTTTGCTGTTCATTTTCTTTGCTTTTTGTCTCGTATTCATCAAATGCCGATGCAAGTTCTCCGTACTCATCATTTGAATAACCACTCAAATCAAATGGGATTGCACCATTATCAAATTCTTCAAAACATTGCAACAGTATTTTCTTATCTGTGGTCGATAACTCCTGAATCCGATTATCAGCAAGTAAATCTGCCGTTTCTTCCTCTTTGCTTGAATATTCTTGATAATCAACCGGCACCTCTTTGCATTTTAATAGTTGTGCCGCCATCAACCTGCCGTGTCCTTTAACAATAAAACCGGACAATGTAGATACAGTTATTGGATTTCGCCAGCCAAGGGATTCTATGTTTTCTGCAAGTTTTTTTATTTGTGTTGCCGGGTGCTTATTTGGATTTGCAGGATTTGGTTTTAAATCCTCAATTTTTACAATTTTATCAAATGCACAAAAAACCGGTATTTTGTCTGCAATGCCTTTAGGCTTTGCTTTTGTTTTGTACTTCGCCATAAATCAAACTCCCATATTAATTAAAAAATCTATTTTCATGCCAGATGTTGGAATTGCAAACTCGCTTAATTCTTCAATTTTGAAGTAATTTCTACCATATAAATTGGTTGCACTAAGCCAATATCCTAACGGCACTCTAAAACATTTGTTTTCAGTCAAAAACATAACCAAGATAAAAACAACCGCCCCAAGCCTTTCATGCAAAAGTAAAGCCTCAATTTGCTGAGGCTGCAATCTATTACATGCAATACGATCGCTGTTGGTTGCTTTGGCTTCAAAACAAATTGCCCTGCCACCCATTAATGTACCTTTAAAGTCCGGTTGAGCTTTAGTTTCATATCTCGCAGAAAAGCGGCCTGAAGGTAATTTTTTAATTGGTTTTAAAGGTTCCGGTGTTTTTTCTATAAACGCCTCACCCCTCATTTGATAGCGAAAACAAGCATCAAGTATCATTCTTTCAAAAAAATCTCCGTCTGATTTTGCTTGTTTCCCTTGTTCTATCCGCTTTTTCAATTTATAACCGTCATCCATATTACACTCTCAATCTCCAATTTATGCCAGTAAATTTAGCCTTAATGCTATTTTCAAAAAATCTTGACATTGCACCTTCGCCATAAAATTTACTTTCCAATTCTTCCATTGAGTGATTTGCGTTAATCCAGGTAGGAAGTTTATTATCCCCTCGGTAATTTGAAATTCCGTACATCAAGTCAATCATAAAAGGGGAAGGATTAACTTTATCAATATCATCTAGTATTAAAATTGGTGCTTTTTTGTAACTGTCTATTACTTTTGATGTTGAAAGGTTTTTATTATCAAAGGTTTTTTTTACATTTTCAGCTAAGTCGTAAACATTGACATATTTAATAGGTATTCCAAAGTTTCTTATTATTTCATCTCCGGCAACACTCATTAACATAGTTTTTCCATTACCAAAATGACCTACAAATATAAGATTTGTTGAATTCAAGTAATGTTCCAATGCATTTGCTGCATATTTTTTTGTTATTTGCAAATTATATGCTTGCTCGTCAGTTTCTGTTATGTAATCATCAAAATCCATGCCGGCAAATTTCTTAGGAAAATTTGCATCCACTATTTGCAAGCGTGTAAATTCTTTCAAGTCGTCTGCATATGCATATTTATCAATTAATTTTCTTATTTTTTTGACTTTATGATTTATTTTTTCTGCCTTTTTACAATAACAATAACCACCTTTTTCAACTTCATTCCCGCAAAATACACAATGCCCCTCACTTATTCTCGGGCCGATTATCTCAGAACCCAGCTTTACGAGTTCATCTATTCTTTGTTGAATCATCAGAACCCTCCATATTTTTCTTGTATTTCATTTTTTTGAGTAAAGTTTACCGTTACAGGTTTAGTTCTGTTATCACCACTGGGTTTAAAAATGCCCTCCCATAAATTTGCCATTGATGTTTCCACAATATCTTCAGCAACTTTTAAATCACCGGCGGAAAACCTAATTAATTTTTTAATCCATGCAGTTAAGGATTGGGCTGTCTTATAATATTGATTTTTTTCTTCTTTTTTATATTTGAGCCAAACCAATACTAATGGTATATAGTTCTGATTTTTTTTCAAAACCTCATTATTATTAAATATTTCACTTATATATTCTAATGTAATATTCTCTTCCTTCTTTTTCGGGATACCTATCCCTTTTTTAGCGGTGGGGGGTATTTCTTTATTTTCCTTACCAGTAACCTCTTTTTGAGGCGATTCCCCCTCTCCATTATTTTGCGGAGAGGGTATGCCTTTTTCAAAGGATAGGGGATAAGGTATAGGAAGTCTTAGTATTCTTGCCTCAATCTCCTTTGTTCCTGGCTTATAAACCAGTTTTCTATGAAGGTATTTTTTATCGACCAACTGTGAAACCCATGCCGATATTGTTTTTATGCTAACTCCGTATAGTTTTGCAAAGTATTCATTACCAGCCCAACAATAACCTCTTTCATTACAAAGTGCTGTTATTTCGCCATAAAGCAATTTTGCATTAGGTTTTAAACTTTTATCATATCTAACATCTGCAGGTATGATTGCATAAAAAGCTGGCTTGATTTCTTCGCTCATATAATCTCCTCTTAATAATTACAAACAGGCATTTCTCCTGCAAAAAGTTATTTTGAATAATGCTGATTTGTATTGATTTTGTTTTTTTCTTTCTTGCAACATCTTTTGTAAATTTCTATAGCATTGATTTACCCGATTTTGTTCCAATACGGGGATTAAAGCCTGCATGGCCTGATAGTAAGCAAGTGTGCAAATCGTATAACCTTTTCTATAAAGAGCCGGGTGAATATCGACTAATTTATTTTGCTCAATACCGGTTAAATATAAATCTAAATAGAAATCATAAGTTGCACTCAAAAGCACATCTATTTTTTTCTTTTTTTGTTCTCTAAACCCTTTTAACCTTGATTCAAATAAATTTGTAACCCATTGCATAGGCATATTAATTTGCTGTTTTTGAGGTTTAAAATGATTCATTTTAATAACATTTTCCATATTTTTCTCCAATTAAACATAATAAAAGCCGGTTTCCCGGCAATTTCTAACATCTTCCTTTTCCTTCTTGGATTAGCGAGTATATAGCTGATATAAAAAGTGCTATTGCTGTTATTATCAGCGATGTTTTTGTAGGTATTGTGATTACATTGTGCAATACCATTTTAAAGCCTATAAAGCTAAGAACTATTGATATACCGTACTTTAAAGCCCAAAATTTATCAACAACTTCTGCTAAAACAAAATATAATGCTCTCAAGCCCAGTACTGCAAATATGTTGGCTGTAAAAATTATAAATGCATTTTTACTTATTGCTAAGGAGGCAGGGATGCTATCCATTGCAAAAATAATGTCTGTTGTTTCAATCATTAATAAAACAACAAACAAAACCGTAGCCTTACCTTCATAAAAAAAGTGGCTACCTACATATCTGTCTAAGGTTTTAAAATGATTTTTAAAGAATATAACAACTTTATTTTCGTGAATTTCTGCTTCATCTTCTTTGATAAAATAAATTTTTAAACCCGAATAAATTAGCAATAAACCCAGAGGGTATATTAAAAAATGGAATAGGTTTAATAAAGCCACACCGCTAAATATAAAAATGCCTCTTAGCAATAAAACACCGAGTATCCCCCAGAACAAACAATGATGTTGATATTCTTTTGGTGTTTTAAAGTGATTGAATATCAGATACATAACAAATAAATTGTCAACACTTAACATTTTTTCAACAATATAAGCGGTGAACCATTCATATCCTGCATTATGACCTAAAGTGTGCAGGATAATTATACCGAAGATAACAGAAATCGCAATATAAAATACTGATTCCAATATTGCTTTTTTCATAATTTACCTCTCTAAAAAAGAAGGAGGATAGCCTCCTTCTTTTTTGCATTCTACACTGCTGTAAGTTCAAGCGCCTTATTAATATCTTGAACAGTTTTTGCTGTAATTTCTTTATTAATTGCTACAAATTTCCAACTGCTACCTTCTCTTACAAGTTTTGAAGATATAATGCCAGTAGATGAACCTTTGAGCTCAATGTTTGCAAGTTCAACATTCTTCCTGTCAGTCGTATCAACAAGTCGTGTATAAGCTCGTTTAATTTCTTCAAAGGATTGGCCAGAATAAGAAGTTACTGAGAATACAATTTCGTTAACATCAGTAGATACTTTTTCCAAGTCAACAATAATTTGTTCATCATCGCCATCAACGCTGTTTTGTCCTGTCAAATCATCACCTGTTGAATATGTTGAACCATCACTTGATTTTTGATGATTAAAAAATACAACATCAGCGACAGAACCATCAGCTCTAAGCATTGTTGCATTTGCATCAAGATCAATTTCTTTACCTTCAACAGCAGGATCCCAGCCAAGCCCAAGAGTAACTTGTTTGATTTGTTGTTGTGGCACTTCTTTTACAAATGAAAATTCTTGCCCTGTTGCCAATTCTTTCTTTTCAAATGAGTAACTTTGATTTTCCATGTGTTTTCTCCTTATAATTTTTCTACTACACTTTTGATTTTGTTTACTACTCGGTTGAAATCTAGTCGTATGTTAATCACTCGATTTTCAACTTTTACACTTGTGTGCAACAAAATCAAAAACACACAAGCTAACAAAAATAAGTTCATAATCCCCCTTTCTCAAAAAGCCGGTCTTTCCCGGCTGTCAGCTATTAAGGCCCATTTTTTTACGAGGTTAGTGCATAGCTGCCGTCTTTCCTGACTTGAAGTGTATTGTTAACCCTGTTACTTCCACAGGGACTTCTTTTTTTCTCTAACGAAGCCAAAAGAGCTTGTCTTTCCAAGCGTCAGGGCAATTTCCTTTTATGTAATGCCTTCTATTGCCGTGGCATCCTCTCGTGCACTTCTTTAAAGTCGGTTATTGAGAACTGTTATGTGCCGTCCGACATCCTTTTTCCTATCGACAAAAAGTATAACCCGTCATTTTTTTGCATTTGTGTTGTTCTCAAAAAATGATTAAAAATGGCCAACGCTGTTTTTTAGTTTTCCCCTTTCGGGGGTGCAGGGTTTAACTGTTTCACCCTGCACATTATCACTAATGGGGCAGACAGCAGGGCTTTCCCTGCGGTCACTACTTTTTAACTGTGTAGTCAGCGGTGCATTAATGCACACAACACCATGCCTGTTTATCCCCTTCATTGGTTTTGAATTACTCAGCAGATTCTTCTAATTCTTTTGCTTCATCTTCTGAAATTTCTTCGGTGCCTTCCGGCAATTTTTCAGTTTCGCCGTTTAGGAAATCATCTACAGCTTTGTCGCCTGTATTAGCATCTTCCGGAGTTGCTCCTTCGGAATCAACGTTTTTTTCTTCAGATTCTGCGTGTTCTTGTTCAATTTCTGCATTGATTACGTCATCATGTGTTTGTTCTTGTTGCAATGTTTCTGTCATTGTTTTCTCCTTCTTTTGTCTACTATAAGCCTCCGTCTTTCCGGAGTGTCAACTGTCTTTCCAATTCGTCATGTTTTAATTTTCTCCCGCCGAGCAACAACTCGTCGGCACAGCAAGCGCTATCTATACCGGCTATTTGCTGGCTTAACGCACCACCGGTCTTGGTTTTTGGGATAGAACCAAGAACCTACCCTGTTATCGTACATTGTAATAAACGCACTTTGGTATCGTCATAGTGCAACCCGCCGTTTTCATGCGTGAATATGGCTCCTCTGAAAACAAGTAAACAATGGCCACCTTCTTTTTTACTTCCATTTTCTTTCTCATACATCAATGGAATTTATGTCCTTATGGATGCCGGGCAAGTTTTCGCTTCCCGGCAAATATAAAAACACAAATTTTTATACATTGTTTTCCTGCGCTGTTCACAGCTTTCGCCCCTGGCTCACATTGTCAAAGTTCCCCAGTGCTACTCCGCATCAGTCGTCTTATGGTATTCAATTATCAATGTGCATAAAATCTATGCTTGAATCAGAGATGATTGCCCTGATTTTCGTTTTTTTAGCCATTCATTAAAGGCTTTTACATTTTTCGGATTTTCATAATATTTCAATGCTCCGTCCAGAAGTGTCATTGCAAGGAGTTTTACCTCAGTTGCAGGTATTTTATCCACTTGAACATTCATTACAAGCACCTCTGAAGGTGTGTGTTTTGCTCTTTAAAAAAGTCTATGTTTAAACCGTAGTGCTCGCAGAATTTTATAAGTTCGTCTGCTTTCATTCTGCGCCTACCTTTAAACATAGCTGCAACATTTGCTGTTGAAATACCTATCAAATCTGCAAAAAACACTTGTGTTATGCCATTTTTTATTAAGTATTGCTGTACTTTTTCCTCGATTGTTACCATATATTTCTATATCCTTCTTTATTTAATGAGATGAAACGTGTTTCATCTCATTAAACATGTATGACATTAAACTAATTTTGAAAAAATGTCAAGTATTTTTTTAATATTTGTTTAAAAATATTTGTTTTTTATTAAATTAATTGCTATATTTAAATTATGGAGGTGTTAACTGAAATGAAAAAAATAAAACAAAAGGTAACAAATCCCATGTCTGACAATTTACCAAGTCGTCTTAAAGCGTGCCGTGAAAATGCTGGACTAAGTTTACGTGAAGTTGCAAAAAAAATTAACAAATCACCTGCATCTGTCTGTAAATGGGAAAATGGCGAGGTAACACCTTATGGTGATGTACTTTTGCAGCTATGCGAGATTTATAATGTTGATGTAACAACGTTTTTTGGTTTGCCATCACAAGGAAAGCTCCGATTTACGCCAAGCGAAGTTGAAATTATAAAATTGTTTAGAAGTGCACCAAAACATGCTCAATTAACCGTTCGTACTGTTCTTAAAAATTGCCAATGATAGGACTAATTTATGTTAATATACTCTATTGATGAAATTATAGAGTTTATGGATAAAACATACTCTACAGAACAACAAAAAGATATCCTAAAAATATTATTTAGGATAGAACACACTGTTGAAAAAACATTATTATTGAATGATTTACTTGATAAAGGTGTTCTGCAACCTGCGAAAGGTAGATTTATAAAATATCGTCTAAAAAAATTCTTTGAAAAAAATAATGTTAATAAAATATCACTCCAAAAAGACTTTATTTTTTCTAAAATCCCGAGTTATGAAGGCTTAAACCGTGGCAAGGCTGCAAGTTATGATGATTTAGTAGCATATGTTGAAAAAATATATCCTGATTTAATGGAAGATGTACTTATTGATTTTCCTGTTTATGAATACACGGAGCAATATGCCTCAAATGGACACATTTATACACTTTATTTAAACAGAAAATTAAATATCAAAGCAAATTATAAATTTAACCCTAAAACATCAAACTATGAGTTAAAAAACGATGAAGTAACTTCCATTTTACGAAACCACAACATAAATATTGATGTAGATAACCCGAATGAACTTTTTGCGATAAAGTTAGATATTGGCAATACTGAAAATATAAAAACTAAAAAAAATAAGAGCATGCCTGTATTGAAAAAATTGTTTTTAATCATCTTTTGGCCACTTGGCTTATATTATCTTTTTAAAAATAAAGGAGATTTGAAAGATGGATGACAAGCCGATATACAGGGCCGCATTTTATGGACGGTACTCCCCGGGACCAGATCAAACAGAAGCAAGCATTACTGGACAACGGAGAGAATGCTATGCAAAAGCCAAAAGTCAAAATGCTGTTATTATTAAAGAATATGTTGATCGCCATTTAACTGGTAAAAATGATAAAAGACCAGCTTTTCTTGAATTAATCAAAGATGTAAAAAAAGGATTATATGACATAGTATATGTCTATACTATTGACCGTTTTAGCCGTAACAAATTTGATATAGCACGATACAAAAATGAGCTTAAAAAAGCCGGTGCAAGACTTATTTCAGCGAAAGAATATATTCCGGCAGGGCCTGAGGGAATAATTCTTGAAAGTGTCCTTGAAGGAATGGCGGAATACTACAGTGAAGAACTAAGCCGGAAAGTTGGTCGTGGCATGTATGATGCAGCATTACAATACCATCATACCGGCGGAGTTACACCTTTTGGACTTCAGGTTGTTGATAAAAAATATGTTCCGCATCCTGTAAATGCACCTATAGTTCGTGAAATTTTTGAGAGATATGCCGCTGGAGAGGCTGCTATTGATATATGCAACGATTTAAACAACCGTGGGGTTGTAACATCACTTGGTGGCAAATTTAAAAGGACATCATTAACAAAATTGCTTACAAATCCTAAATATATAGGTACTTATACATTTAATCATACTTATTTGGATGAAGTAACGCAACAAAAACAAGTTGAGGTACTGGAATACAAAAATGTAATAGAACCAATTATTACAGAAGAATTATTTTTAAAGGCAGGTAAAAGAATGGAACTTAATAAAAGAGCTTCAAAACCACGAAAAAATAAGGAAAATGTTGAATTTTTATTATCTGGTAAATTGTTATGCGGTTTGTGTGATTCATTAATGACTGGCGATAGTGGCACAAGCAAAAGCGGTCAAATATATTATTACTATACTTGTTCAAATAAGAAAAACCGTAAATCAGCCAAACCATGCCGTGCAAAATCTTATCCAAAGGAAAAACTTGAACATTTTATTACAAAAGTTACTAAAGAAGATGTATTAACTGAAAAAGTAATTGAATTTTTAACTAAAAATGCAGCAATTCTTCAAGAGGACCGAAAAGATAATGTATTTATACTCACACTTCAGCAAAACAAAAAAGATATTGAATCAAAAATTGAGAATATTTTGAAAGCTATCGAAAGTGGTATCTTTACAGAATCAACAAAAGAACGTTTGGAAACTCTTGAACAATCAAAAAGAGAGCTTGATTTCAGAATAAGAGCGGAAAAATTTAAAAATGATGCTCCAGATTTAACAAAAGAAGCAATTATTTATTATTTAGAAGATTTAAAAAATGGTAATATGTTAGATCCGAATTTTCAACGACAAATTATTGATACATTTGTAAATTGCATAATAATAAACGAAGAAACCGATAAAATCCTTATAGGATATAATTATTTCGGAGAAAATGATACCCATGAATTGTCAATAAAAAACACTCTCGATATGTTCGAGAGTGATTATAATGGTGGAGGTTAGGAGATTCGAACTCCTGACCCCCTGCGTGCAAAGCAGGTGCTCTACCAGCTGAGCTAAACCCCCACAAGAGTTTCTACATTTATTATATTACATGATAAATTTTTTTTGTAAAGGGGGGGGGGAAATAAATTACTTACAGCTTCTTTACAATCTCTTCCAAGCAAATCTTTACATGCGCATAATTTAACCCGCCCTGCATATACGCAACATAAGGTTCACGCATAGGTCCATCTGCCGAAAGTTCTATTGTAGAGCCCTCAATAAATGTTCCCCCTGCCATAATTACCTGATCCTCGTACCCCGGAATATATTCTGGAATTGGTGTTACATATCCGTTTACAGGTGATAAAGATTGAACTGTCCTACAAAATTCTTCCAAATGTTCAGGCTTACCAAATATTATATTCTGTATAATATCAGTTCTTGCTTCATCATAGCGCGGAGCAGAATTAAAACCAATATCCTCAAATACTTTTGCAGCAAGTATTGCCCCTTTAACAGCTTCAGAAACAATCGATGGTGCCATAAAAAGCCCCTGAAAAATGAGTCTATGCTGATTAAACATAGCCCCACCTTCACTACCAATTCCAGGTGCAGTCAATCGATTGGCAGATCTCTCAACCAAAAGTTCCTTTCCTGCAATATACCCGCCGGCTTCCACAATTCCACCGCCAGGATTTTTAATCAAAGAACCGGCGACTAAATCTGCACCTGCCTCCAAAGGTTCCTGTTTATCAACAAATTCTCCGTAACAATTATCTACGAAACAAATACAATCAGGATTTTTAGCTTTTACGATATTACAAATCCTGCCAATAGTCTGCATTGATAAAGATTTTCGTGTAGAATAGCCTTTAGAGCGCTGGATTAAAACCATAGTAGTTTTTTCATCGACCATTTCTTCAAGTTTTGCAAAATCAACATCCATTCCATTTACAAGCGGAACCTCATCATACAAAACTCCATTACCTATAAGAGAAGAACGCTTTGTTTCCTCATCGCCCGCAGTTCCGATAACTTCCTGCATAGTGTCATAAGGTGCTCCTGCTACAGAAAGAAGTTTATCACCGTATTTCAGGTTGCCAAATAATGCACAGGCTAAAGTATGGGTACCAGATGCAAAATGTATACGTACCAGCGCTTTTTCTGCACAAAAAACCTGTGCAAACACTTTATCAAGCACTTCACGGCCTAAATCATCGTGACCGTAACCTGATACTGTATAAAAATGCTCCGGGGCAACTTTATTATCAAAGAATGCCTTTAAAACTTTCCTCTGATTAAAGTCCCTTATATCGTTAACTCTTTCAAATTCCTTTTCTAATGCCTTTTCTGCCAATCTAAAATCATAATTCAT